AATAGAGTTGTATGGGGTGTTTTATACAACGAAACTTTCCCTGATATTCAAGCAGGATTTACAAATGAAGTTCGTGCTGCTTGGCGAAAGAAAATGGAGGATGCACTTTCAAATCACATATTACCCACAGATAATCAATAGATATGAGCAAAATCAAAGAAGACCACGTTGCCTTGGTTATCGATGCTAAAACAGACAAGGCACAGCAGGAATTACGACAGCTTGAGCGTGCTACGCAGGACCTTAGTAAGGAAATGAAGGCTCGACAGAATCGAATGCTCGACCTCGAGGCAGCAGGTAAGAAAGAGACCGCTGAGTACAAACGCTTACAAGCAGAGGTGAAGAATTATAGTAATCAGATCGCTGATAATAATAAGAAACTGCGTGAACTTCGCTCTGCAATGGATGTCAATGCTATGACGATGTCACAGCTCAAGAAACATGCCAAGGAACTTCAGACAGCACTGAATAATACTTCAAAGGCAGCGAATCCTAAAGAGTATGAGCACTTAGCGTCACAGCTTCGTAGCGTGAATGGACGTATATCAGAATTACGTCGTGATGCTTCTGGACTGACAAATTCTATGGGGAAACAGACGTCTGGCATTATGGGAAAGTTTGAAGGTATGTTCTCATCTATCTCTGGTGGTTGGACAAAACTCGTTGGTGTGGCTACCGCTGCTGTTGCTTCTATCTCTGCCGTGATAGAAGGAGCAAAGTGGTGGTATAATTACAATGTAGAGATTGAAGAGGCGCAGCGATTAACTCGTGAATTCTTTAACATACAAGGTGACGAACTTGTCCACACGCAAAGTCAGATTTCTGCTCTCGCTTCACAGATGGGAAAAGACTACAAGGAGGTCCTCGGTACAGTAGAATCTCTCACCAATCAATACGGTATATCTACGACTGAGGCTATTAATGCTATTAAGGACGGATTGCAGGCTGGTGCTGACCTTAACGGAACATTCCTCAGTCAGATTCAACAATACGGACCAGCCTTTAGTGATGCAGGAGGTGCTGTTAATGACCTTGTAGCAAGTATCACACAGACACGCTCAGGTATATTTAATGAGGCAGGCATGGGCTTGATTCAGACCGCTACGAACCGTATTCGTAATATGTCTTCAGCTACACAGAATGCACTTAATTCTATCGGTATCTCAAGCAAGCAACTCGAAGCTGACCTTATATCAGGAAAGACCAGTATCTTAGAGGCTATTAAGATGATTTCAGGTAAGATTAAGGAACTGCCTGAAAACTCCATGCAGGTGGGTCAAGTCATGAAGGCTGTCTTTGGAAAAACAGCGAGCAACGAGGGTATGAAACTCGTGAAGACCTTAGCAGAGATGTCTACTAATATGGAGGAGCTGAAGGGCGTAACAGGCGAATACGGAGAACTCCAGCGTGAAGAGGTCGACGCACAAGCAGAACTTAACGAGAAGATGTCTAAGTTCTTCGGTCTTGGCGAACATGGCTTTGATGAGCTTACAATGAAAGCTAAGATATTCGGAGTTAAAGCCTTGTCTAAGATTATCGACTACACAGTTAAAATCATTAACTACTTCATTGATTTATATAATGAATCTAAGGTGTTTCGTGCAGGCATCGAACACATTAAAAACAACTTCAAGAGTACATGGGAGGTCTTCAAGTTTGGCGTTTACCTCGTAATTGATGGCTTCAAAGGTATGGGGCGAATGGCAAAAGCCTGGGCTAAAATCATTGAAGGTGCGTTCTCTTTCGATGTCGATAAGATTACAACTGGTATCAAGGGACTTTGGGATGCCTACAAAGACACGTGGGTAGAAATTGGTAATGATGCAAAGAAGATGGCTGCGAATGTTCGTGACAATTTCATTGAAGCGATAAAAAACACAGGTAGCAATAAGAAGGTAGCTCATCTTTCTGTCGATGTAACACCCGAGATGAACAATCATGCTGCAAATAAAAGTGGTTCTGGCGGAGGCGGAAAGAGTACCATTGAAAATGGAATCAAAGACTCTAAAAAGAAAACTAAAACAAAAAAAGATAAAACCAAGAAGGGTCCAGACCCTGATGAAGTAGCAGCTAAACTTTTTTCTCATGATCGTGCTCAAGACCTCGATGTTGAAAAGCGAAGTTATGATAAGAGTCTGAATGCTCTGAAAGAAGCTCTTGCGAAAAAGAGTCTTACGCAAGAGCAATACAGCGCATACGTAGCTGCTCTCAACATTCAGCATCAGAACAAACTTCTCGACATAGAGAAGGCATATTTGCAACGCTCTGAGAACTTAGTCTTCAAGGATGCTGCGAAAAAGAAAGCATTGCAGGAAGGTCAAGCTAAGGCTGTCGCTGACCAGCAGCAGGCAGCAAACACCGCTTATATCGAGGCTGAAAAAGAATACTACGAATCTCTTGAGAAGATTCAGGAGTCTGCACCAGCTAAGCCACAGACACTTAAAGAAGAATGTGATGCTAAGCTGCTCCTCTTGGATGGATATTACCAGGCTGCCTTGCAAAGAGCAAAAGAGAATGGCGAACGTGAGAAGGAAGTTACAAAGGCTTACGAAGCTGCTAAGGCTGCTATCATCGTAGACTATGCGAAGAAAGCAGAAGAGCAAAAGGCACAAGCACGACAGGAGTATGGGCTTGACACATTCAGTGACCAGTATGCAGCACGTCGCAAGAAGATAGAAGATGATAGTGTACTCAATGAGCAAGAGCGTCAGCAGGCTCTTACTCTTCTTGATCAGCAGGCAGAAGAACACCGCCTTCAGATACGTCAGCAGTATGGTCTTGCTTCACAACAGGAACTCTATAATGCAGAGTTGGATCAGTTGAAGATGCACCTTCAGAATAAAGAGATATCTGAAGAAGAGTATGAGGAAGCAGTTAAGAGAATGAAGATTGCCAAGATGAAGGAGGCATTCGATTTTTATTCTAACCTCTCCAGCGGTGCTGTTCAGGCACTACAGCAAGCAGAGGAAGCGAACGTTGATGCGAAGTATGATGCGGAGATTGAAGCTGCGAAGAAAGCAGGCAAAGATACCACAGAACTTGAAAAGAAGAAAGCGGATGAAAAACTAAAGATACAGAAGAAGTATGCTGATGTTAACTTCGCAATCAAAGCCTCTCAGATTATAGCTGACACAGCAACCTCAATCATGAAGGCTTATGCAGACCTTGGACCAATCGCAGGTTCTATCGCTGCTGCCTTGATGGGTGTGACTGGTGTTGCACAACTCTCAGCTGCTAATGCGGAGCGTCAGCGTGTTAATCGTATGTCGCTCAATGGTGCAGGCGGTTCCGCCTCTGCTTCAGGCGCACGTGTTGCCACTGGTCTTGAGTCAGGAGGTAGTATCGACGTAGAGCGTAGACAGGATGGAAAGATGTTCCGTGCTGACTATGATCCTGACAGACGTGGATTTATCGACAAACCTACCGTCCTCGTCGGAGAAGGTGGGTATGGTCACAGTAAAGAGTGGGTGGCTTCGAATGCAGCTGTTGAGAATCCTACCGTTGCACCATTCATTGATATCATCGACCGTGCTCAGCGTGCAGGAACCATTCGCACACTCGACATGAATAAGTTTCTTGTTCAGCAGGCACAAGGTCGTGCCTCTGGTGGGTACGTCACGCCAACAGTTAATGACGTGCGTGGTGTGGTTAAAGATTCCTACAAAGATACGCTCATCGAGCGATTAACTGATGTTCTTGACCGATTGTCTGTTGACGGCATCCCTGCATCAGTCTCTCTTAATGAGATAGAACAGAAGCAGCAGCTACAAGACAAGGCTCGCAGATTTGGCAGTAAATAGACTTAACACCTTACACAGCAATGAAGATAACTAACATAGAGAAGGGCGAAGACTACAACCTCAAGCCCGACACACAGATCCAGGTTGAACGAACCAATCCATTCTTCAATGATTATGGCGAACAGACAACACCGCTCGAGTTGCCTTCTTCTGAACGTAACCGCAGAATACTCGGTTTCCCTGACTCGTTCGGTAGACGAGTGAAGATGACTGCTGCAGATGTCGCGATACAAGATGGTGAGTACTTCGCTCAATGTAGGCAGGTGGTGCTGTCTGCTCAATACAAAGGTGGAATATCAACCTCCTTCTACATTAACGATGGCTCCTTCTATTCAAGAATTCAGAAGGTAAAGTTGAAGGATGTCTTCAAAGGCGAATTCATACCAGGTGTGAACACTGTCGAAGAAGGGATTAATTTTTGTCGCAATCTTCGCAATAACTCTAATGAGCATTACGGCATCTTTCCAGTGCTTTTCACGGATGATTCTGGACAAAAGGAAGGTCTTAATTATAAGGTTCTGAATGGGTATGGAAAAGAAACTATATTGAAATACGATAGGTTATACTCCTTCCTTCCAGAAGTGCCTTCTGCTACTTCCTTTCACCCTGATATGAGCGGTGAGGGTTGTGACTTCTACAATGCAGTGCAGCGTACAGAGTATGTCAATGACGTACCTATTACGCTCGCACCTGGTTATTATATGTCTCCATTCATTCGTGCGAACTATCTTCTGAAGCGTGTCTTCGCTTACTTTGGATATGATCTGCAAGAGAACTTCTTTACTCGCACAGAACCATTCAATAAGATGGTGGTCGTAAACAATGTTATGGACGTGTTGGTGAATGGAAAGATAAAGGTTGCAGACCTTGTTCCTGATGTTACCTGTGCGGATTTTATCTCAGTTTTTCGTAAGAAGTTCTGCTGTGAGTTCACCTCTGATGAAGGTAAGCGCATTGCAGATATCATCTTCTTGCGTGATGCGTTGAACGAAGCTCCGAACACCGACCTTACGCATTGCGTAACGCAAGAACCTACACTCTCTTATAAGTCAGAGAATGACTATAAGCGTGTGACACTCTCAGCGGAGGAGAAGGTCGATTCTGAAATATCAGACTCCTACGACGATATTGATAGCTTAGTCAAGGCAAATCCAAACGCTTACTTCGACCCTGTCGATGGGGCTATTTATAAGACAGGATGGTCTGGCGACTTTCAAGTTACGGTGAAGATAGGCGAAGTTTCGCAAGACTACAACACTGGCGAAACACTTGAAGCAAAAGAGATAAAGGTTCCTGAACTCATACCAGAGTTACGAATGCTTAGTTATAAGGCAACTATCAAGGAGGAAGACTTTACCTATGATATGGGTAAATTCCTCTACGTAGGTTCATACATGTCGCTCAATTCGAAGATGGTTGTTGCGACAGAACCAAAGGAGAATACCTCTGAATCTGCCAATAAACAAAAGACGATACTCGCCTTTAGTTATCTTTCAGACGGTCGTCCAGCAGGAACTGTCTCTGCTTACGATGTGAATGCACCTTCACATCCTCGTATCTTCGATTATGCCCTACATTACAATGGTCCACAAGGAATCTTTGAAAAGTTCTACCGTGAATATGACTTGCTGCTGCGCAATTCACTTCACGACATGAAGGTGAAGCTGCTGCTTTCTCAGTCACAAAAACAGAACCTATCCTCTTATGCTAAGGTCGTTATTCGTGGCGTGCCGTTCTTTTTCAACAAACTCAAGTTCACACTTGGTGGAAAAAATGAGCCAGTAGAATCAGAACTCTACACG